TCATAAACATCTACAACTTCATTGTTAGATACTTTTCTTTCTTTAAAGATTTGCTTTAGACTTAATATAGTTTTCATACCAACAATGTAGTATGAAATTCGGTAGCTGACACCTCACTTAAAAAAAAGTAAGCACCAAGTAGAGTAAACCATGAAAGGCGTATATTACTATTTAACCGTACTGGACTACTTGATGCTTATTATTGTAGGACTTTAGCTTGAGATCAAATTAATAACTAGTATTTATCTCAATACAGGTTCTAGCTTACCTATTTGTCGTCACAAATTCTTTTAACTGTAGGCGCACTCAATTCAAAGATTTATTCATACGCCTACAGCACACAACAAGAATAGTTATTTTACTAACTACTTTTTTGTTAAACATTTATCTGGGGCCTGCCCATATAGGTAGATTAACTTAACCTATTAGAATTGATCGTCAAAATCATCACCACTAGATGCTGGGATATTCCCTGCTGTCTTAGTAGATGACTTATCACCAACCAATCTAATACTGCCTGTAAATCGAGGTACAACTACCTCTGTTACAATTCTGTTTTGATCATTAGAATCTTTATATTGTCTAGTTTCTAATTCACCTTCAACATATAATTGAGAACCGGATTTAGCATACTTCTCCATATTCTCAGCAAGTCTAGGATCAAATACTACAATCTTGTGCCAAGTTGTTTTCTCAGCCCAATTGCCTTCTTTATCTTTAAACTTTTTGTTTGTAGCTAAAGATAGATTGCAAAACTTATCACCTTTCTTAGTTTGTTTAACTTCTGGATCAGCTCCAAGTCTTCCAATTAATATTACTTTATTTATCATTTTTTAACTCCTTTGGGTTTATGATTTTTATATTACTAGCTAGTTTATTAGATGCTCTACCTTTTTGTAATTTTTCTTCTGGCATTTCATCTTCAGAATAAACAAAACCATGTAAGCCTAGTAACTTTAAAACACATCTGTCATAGGCACGTTTTTCTGCCATTGCATATGGATAAGAATTTTTAGTATTCTTAGGTGATGCTTCACCATAAGATATTACTTGATGCTTCTTATCTTCTTTTTCCATTTGTGCTGTACACTTAACAACTACAACTCCATTTGCAGAATCTTTTTCTATCTCATCATATTCATATAGAATACCATTTTCTGCACCTGCTTGTTCAATATATCTATGATACATTACCCAAGTACCATGACAATCCCACAATGCTTTGTATTGTCCTTGACTATCTTTTTGATCAAGATTTAATTTTTTAAGTATAGCTAATGCTCTACTGTCTATTGGTTTTCCCATTACGTTCCTTTCTTTGTATATTCATTGTTTACGAATGATTTACTTACAACATAAACATATGCAGCTCTACCACTAGAGTTTTTACGTTTATCTTTGCGTTCAATTTTATCTTGCTTAAATAACTCAGTAACTCTAGGTCTAACTGTAAATGGTGATAACGCTAATAAATCAGCTATCTCATCAGCAGTAGCTCCAAAGTTACCTTTATTACTTATTACATCAAATACTTTTTTACGTATAGTTTCTGCACCTTCTTTAATTAATTCAGCAGCTTCTATTGACGTATCTACGTTTTGACTACCTGGTAAGTATGGGTATGATTTGTCTTCCATTGTTGTGTTCCTTAAGTTGTTGATCAAAGTTATTAAAATCTACAAAATCTGGTGGTGGAGTTTTAGTTTCTACCATATGCCAAAATAATACTTCGGCAGCAAGAAGTTGTTCTTGGAACTCTTTATCTGGTAAAACTTCAACTAAACCATATTTCATATTGCCAAAAAATATAGATAGATACATTTTATCTGCACCATAAATCATAAGATAATGTTGTATCTGAGCTTTATACTTATCTGCTGTCTTGGCTTCGTTACTGAAAGCATTTGTGTGTTTACATTCTAGTAATGCTTTCTTTTCTTTTAAGACACCATCAATGTTGCAGTATAAAAAAGGATATTGTTTTGAGGTAATGAAAACTTGTTTCTTAAGAACTTTAATGCCTGTTTGTTTTTCAAACCAGAAAATATTAAAATCTTCTGTGTGTATTCCCATTTGTACTGGGAGTACATCAGATAAATCATCTGATTCTTTTTCACCTACTTTTTCTTGGTACAGCTCATACCAATTACCTTGATATATTCTTGTGGCATCACTGCCACCTATACCTTGTTTCCTGTCGAAATCTTTCTTCATATATTTTTGTTACCTTTCCACTGTAGTCTATATAATAGCCTGTTAGTTGTTTTACTCTTTTAATTGTTTTAACTCTTTTTCTGCTTTTTTTTTCCATGACTTTATAAATTTTAAATGTTCAATTAATCTTTCCTTGTCCTTTTGTAATAACATTTCTAAAGGCAAGTCCGAGTTTGGTTGCACCTTTTTTTTTGATTTCTTGCCATTTTTTTTTCTCAAGATCATTATGCTTTCTCCTAAGTTTATCTAGCTGTGTTAAAGTTTCTTTGTCTATTTTATTGTCAAATAATCTTCTAGCAAACTCAATATATTTTTTTTCATCAAACTCTATTGTGTTGTAAAACTTTAGTAAAGACATATACCATGCTTGTTGTCTTACATGGTAAGCAGTATAATCAACTGGAACTTTCGGTTTTTGCTTCTTCATTTTTGAATGATCCTTTTTCTAAAGCTTCAAGAGCTGCTCTTAACTTTTTGTTATCAGCTTTGAACTTATCGAATATAGTTTTTGTTTTGACTAAGTAATGAATAGCATCTAACAATTCTTCAATTGTTTCATCTACCCATTCATTAATTGGTCTTTCGTTATCTGCCATTGTTTTACCAAACTTTTCCATACCTTGTATGTGTCGTTTAACAATGAGATCTACTACTTGATTAACTATAGGATCATCTGTCAAGCCATTTAACTCAACATCTGGATTAACTGTCATTTGTTACCTCTTTTTCTTTTATTACAATTTCGGCATTTAGTGATTCTGCCCAACAACAGAATAACCAACCACTTGGTTTTCTTATACCACATTCCCATTTTGATACAAGACCTTTTGCAACTCCAAGTATCTCATCCATTTCTAATTGTGAAATTCCAAGTTTCTTTCTTAACGCAACAAATTGCGGAATTACTTGATTATGAAATTGTTCACCTAGTGCCTTATTTGCCATAATTACTAGGTATATGTATATTTTGGTAGCTGTCAACTATATATAGTGGGTACTCACTCTCGTTTTCCCCACTTCGCATAATTGACTAGTCGGAGATACTTATGCTTTTATGGGCTTAAACAAATGCCTTTGATGCCATAAATTCTTGTACATCTGGATCTGTATCAGCTGGTGTTAATTCTATATCTGGATTTTTATAATATTGCATATGCAATGGTATAAAATAAGACATAGGTTTATGTAGATAAATAGATGCTTTTAATAAATTTTCTATTGGAATTTTATTAACAGCTTTTTCATATTTTTGTATTTGCTGGTATGTAACATTTAATTCTTTAGATAACTCTTGTAATGTTACACGTCTTGTTGGGTATCTGGTCATCCTAGCTTGTTTAAGCTGCTGACCAATAAATGTATATAACTCAGACATTACCTTTTCTCCTTGATGCTTCTAATGTTCTCCATATTTCGATTTTCATTTCGGCAGTTCTTCTTTTATTTTTTAATTTAAGAAGATCTATATTGAGAGCATTAATTGTTTTAATTGAATTAACATAACTTTCGGAAGCGTAAAAATCTTCAATAGCTTTTGATACAGCTTTATCAGATTGGTTTACATAACTACCTTTGTAATGTTTAATCATATCTCGCTGATACTCTACTTCTGCCATATGTTCAGCATAAGTAGAATCTGTTTCAGCTAAATAATTAATATGTTCTTCTATGTTCATAAAGATTTACATTCCTCTAATGTATATTTATTCATTTCAAAATATCTATCTTTTTCAATAGATAAACCAAGAGGTAATTTTATTTCTTGCATTTCATCAAGACTAACATCACCTAATTCTTTTTCATGTAAACAAGATAATCCAAAAGCAATATTAGTATCTGGATTTAATTCTGATAAATACCAAGTACCAATTCCTGTAGGATTAAATAATTTAACAACTGCTTTAAATTGTTTAGAACCATCTTGTTCATTGTAATTTTTAATCAGTTGCTTTAATTCTTTTTTTAACAATGGTTTCATTTTTCTTTCCTTTAGTTTTGGTTTGTTTATTGGTAACAGTTTTTTGATTAGCAAAACTATTAACCCAATTCATATATTCTTTTAGTTCTTTTTTAGTCATCAAACATTTTCCCTTCGAAATCTTTGCTTTCATATGATTCAAATGTTTCATTGGCATCAACATTATAAGATCCATCTTTTGTTGATACAATGACTTCACCATAAACATTACCTTCAAATGCAAATGATCCCCATTCTTCTAAGAATCCAAACTCATACCATTTGTTAACTAACCAATCTTGAGTTACTTTTACATCTGAGTAGTTAGTATTTCGATATTCAAATACTTGAGTGATTTTGTCTTTACCTTTATCAATAGTGTACTCCAATGGTGTATATTCATTTACCCATCCTGTTGGACTATATTTACTAAGGTCTTTGATAGTCATTGGATTTTTTTCTTCATCAAGAAATACAAAATCTCCATCAAAGCCACCTTCGTCATGTCCACCTTCAAAATGTAATTGAAGATAATGTATTCCATCTTCATACATTTTTTGGTAGATTTCTTTTAAAGGTAATGCGTTTTTCTTTTTGATTAAACGTGCAAACTTTTCACCTTTTTTATATTCTTCCCACCATTGTTCGTGGTTAGTTGGTAAAGCTTTAAACTCACCTACTAAATCAATTGTATGTGCTATCATAACTTATGTTGTCCTTTCCGCATCCAAGATGCTATTCTTACGTTTTTAATCCAATCATCAAAGCTTGGAATAAATCCTAGATCTTCAATGATATGTTTCTCTACAATTAGTCGTACTGGAATAGCTTTGTTATCGCTATTCATAATAGTATGACCAAATTCTTTTTCGGCAGCAAAGCAGCCTTCGGCATGATGACGTAATAATCTATGTGCAAAATGCGTAGTTAGTTTTTTACTTTCATCCATCCAATCGTGTATGGGTTGGTAGTCTTCTACTTTACCACCCCATTTTTTTACTGATGATACCGAATGATAATAACAATTAGCCATTCTTATCTCCTTTTATTTCTGATTTTATAAATTTTGCATAGTGTACTCCTATATCTACAATCCATCCTATGCAGTGCAAAAGCCAGATAATACCTGACATAATTGCAATCAAACTAAACTTAGCAAAGCTAAATAAGTTCGGCAGCAAATTATTTAAATTTGTGCGTAGATTTTCTAGATGTTTTTTGATATGTGCCATTTATACCTCTTTCGAATCTTTCTTTCTTTCTGTTAGCTATCTCTTTCTTGGGATAGCTATGTGCGTTGCTTATATCCCCTAAGTGCAACGCTAAACTTAGTGTTTAGACAGAGGCAGGGAGCGTTATGAAGTAACGACTAATCCTCTGTAATAGGATTCTCTAATTCATACAAAGCAATCAAATTTTTAACTTTCATATAAACTGAATAGCCTTTGATATTTTTTGTATCTAAATAATTTAAAGTTTCTTTTTCTAAAAGATATAGCTCTAATATTTCTTTTAATTGAAATATTTCTTTAGAATTTAGATTGATGCTGTGATACTTTGTATTCGTATCTTGCTTCTTCTGCATTTAATCTATGCTCCTCTATATCTGCTGGAGAATCTACACCAAGTCTTGTTATACCTGCTATAAATTCATCCATTTCAATTTTACATTCAGCATAATCAAAATGTAATTTCTCTATATCTTCTAAGATTTGTTGTTTAAATGACGACATATTTCCCTTTCATATTCGTTTTGTTGAACAATGTTTCTATTAATTTGTTCAATTGTTCTCAAATTATCTTTGGCTAAACTTATACCAAATAATAATATAAACACAATCAGTAATAGTAAAATAAATGTCATTATAACCATCCTTGTTTTTTAGAATCATTCTTAACTATCTTGTAAGGTAGTTCTACTTTTTCTGGCATATGTTTGCTTACTGCATAACATAAACCTAGAATAATTCTAAATGGCAACATAATTGCCACCCATAGCCATCTAGCTGCTACATTCATCAACCAGTTTTGTAATTTATTTAACATATATTTCTCCTTTATTGTTAGAATTTCGGCAGCAACGCCAATGATTTTTCCAACGCCGAAGTTTTTGGAAATTGGCTTTTAACTATAAAAAAAGCCCCATACCCCAATAGGAGTACAGGGCTTTAATTTATATTATTTACTCAATGCTTCTTTTATTCTAGCCATATTGTATTCTTTAACTTGACTAGAAGTTACATCTTTAGAAGCTGACTTGCTCATTGGTACATACTTTTTACCAAATGCTATTTCATATTTTAGTCGAAAAGCACCTAATATCATTTCAGCTCTTTTGATATTCAACTCTTGTGCATTTCTTCTGAATAACAACTTATCAATTTTGTTAGTTGATATTTCAGTACCTACATCTTCTGACATAGCTTGTTTTAATAAACCCACAGTTTTATCTAGTGAGTTCTGACAAGCTTCTAGATGTCTAGAAAATACACCATAGATTGAATTGCAGTTCCATTCTGCCAACTTTTCCCAA